CGAAGCTGGAATCGGTGGTCTTCAAGTCGTAGTCAATCCTACCCAGAGAGGTTAAGAGTTATGAGCGACGACATAGGAGGGGTAACAGTAGCTACTATAGATCCGGTAGATTCGGAAGACCTTTATATCAAAGATGACCGACAAGAGGAGGTATATGGACGTTCTCGGGAGGAAATTGAAACTGTCGTCACAAAGGTTAAGGACTCTGTTTCTTTCACTTTGGGAGAAGATCGATATGAGATCATTGCTCGCAAAAAGGGAAAGCTGAAGATCATTCGAACGGGACCAAAGGATGAGGTTCTAAAAGCTGAAAAGAAGTATGGCAAAACAGCGGCTCCAGAAGATATTAATTGGGTTCTGGAGACGCCGAAGCCAAAAGAGCTTCCAAAAGAAACTCTCGATGAATATGTAAAACTCATTGATAAGAGTGGGATAGCTGAGGGCCGTCCACCATTAACCAAAGAGCAAAAGGAGAAAATAGCGCGCGATTCCGAGGAATATCGACGCCGAGTGAATCTCCCAATAAAGGAATTCTTGGCGACCGATCCGGCAGTCAAGTTGCTTCGAGAGCCACGAACAACTTTTAATCCAGAACTTTTCGAAAAGCTAGAGAAGTTGCGGGCACCCCTAAAGGAGATCGTTTTCAGAGTTCCACGGGGAATCGAGCTATCTCCACAGGATAGACGCCATCTTCAAGAGCGTATTGAAGAGCTTCTAAAGGGCCGACCAGGACTTGGTACTCCCGTAGAGGGTCAAAGCCCTTATTATCGCTTGTAACCTGACCGATAAAGAATGAGTAGAATTTCTAAATAAGGAAAACACATGTCTGAATGGGAAGATTTTTTGAAGGAAGCAGAAAAGGCGTTTGCAGATGCTAAGGCTCTTGAAGAGGAAGCCGTTGCTGACATCGTTAAGTTTTATCAAGACTTGACCGACAAGGCTAACCTCTCCGCCGTCAAGGCTCGTCCAGTAGGGACCCCGGTTGTTCATCCTGATCAGCAGGATATTGCACGAGATCCCGAGCCAGCCGTAATTGGCGACAAGCCGGTTAAGCCAGGGGAAGCGAAGCCTAAGGGCCGACCAAAGAAGGTTGAGCCAGAAGTAGAAATCAAGGATGATTCTTCCGAGGAAGAAACTCCGACCGATGAGTAATCCCCCAATTGGTATAAAATTCTCTTCTGGTGAAGAGCTTGAAGTAGCTGTAAAGGTACATGCACCGGCAAAGGCTCCTACTGTTGCCGAGAAGGCCCAAACCATTACGCTTGGTAAGGACTTAACAATTACGTTGACTCCAGGAGCCGTTCAGCCTGCTCCTACTCCCGTACCAACTCCTCCAGCACTTGTTATTGAAACAACTTCGATACCCGCTGGTGTTGAAGGGTCCGAATATTTGGCAACTGTAGAAGCAACCGGTGGTACTCCCCCATATACTTGGGAAAATGTAGGTGGCCTTCCTTGGAGCCTAACCATTGGTGATAGTACGGGTGTTATTACCGGTACCATTACGTCGGGCGTCAACACCTATGTCGCCCAAATCCAAGTAACGGACTCTAAAGGCGTTACAGCAAAAGCACCCCTTGATCTCGTAGTTACAGCAGCGCCAACACCTACTCCAACACCTACTCCAACACCTACTCCTGTACCAACTCCCACACCGGGCACCTACCAGCCGTCGCTGCCAGCCGATCTCGCATCACTTGTCAACGCAGACTCACTCCTCTACGACTACGACTTCGCTACTCTAGGCGAGCCGACGTGGGGTGAGGTTTGGAACAACAGTTGGTTCGGTGGCCAAGAGTTCAACGGGAAAGCGAACTTCGACAAGGCCAACATCTCGTTCACCGACGAAGGCATGGTGTTCTCGTCGTATGACAACGGCTCGATCGGCGCGATAGCGACCACGGACCTTCGCCAGAACAGTAAGGGATTCCAGTTCCAGTACGCCTATGCCGAAGCTCTGCTCAACTGTCCGGCGGACGCGAACTGGTTCACGTTCTGGACCGCCGCGCAGGGCGACCCAAACGGTGGGGAGATCGACATCATCGAGTTCGACGGTCCGAACGCCTGGACCTCGAACTACCACGAATCGGCGGGCGACAGCGCGAACCACACGCCAGGCCCCCAGTATCCGGGCCAGTGGGTCAAGTACGGCGTTCTCCGCACTAACGGCACGAACTACATCATCTGGAACGGGGTGAACGTTCTTACTTACCCAACCAACGACAGTGGATCCGACATGTACCTGCTGTTCTCCAGCGGCACAGCCGGGGCGTTCCAGGCGAGCGATAGCCCGACAACGATTTCTCGTGTGACGTTGTGGGCGCTGGCCTAACCGACTAGAGTAACAAGAGCAAAAGTTGAGATTAGGGCAAATCCCACAGCAATTGGGACCTTATGGTACCAGTGTTTGCAGAACGAGCTAGCATAAAATCCTCCCGCATCTGCGATCCCGTCAAAAAATAGATGTTGGGTGTAGAGCTTTGGTCCGGGGAATCCGTGGATGTGATGAAGATCAAACAGCGGCGATAGTAATCCCACAACGACCAGAAGAGCTATAATCGTGGGAAAGATCACCCTTCGAGGAATTCTCCGCTTTCCAATCTTCAGATCGCCATGAAGAATCTCTGGTGATAATGTAGTCTTAATCAGTTGCATCGATTTCAAACCTTACCGGAATAAGATGTAGCTTATGCTCGTATCGCTCATTAAGATAGGCGACGTTATTAATGCCCAACTCAATGTTTGGGTGGCGATATTCCCCCCGACCCTCATGAATATGGCCGCAGAGAACGAGCTTCGGATTGATGCGTTTCAAATTCTCTGATAAGTAGGTATCGCCCACATAGTATCCTCCGGTAGTTTTGTCCCCGAATCCATATGGAGGGGCATGGGTGACCAGGATATCACAGGGAGGAATTCTAGAGGCATAATCCTCTAGTACGCTGGGTTCCCGGTTGAATGCCCATCCGATTAGATTGCCAACATAGGGATATCCGTAAATTTTAATTCCATCGATGACTGTCGATTCATTTTCCAGATAGTGAATTCGCGGATCTCCGTAAAGTAGGTCATATAGCTCTTCCGGTTTGAAGCCATCGACATAATTGCGGATTGGTGTTCGGATATCCCCAACAAAGTCGTGGTTGCCAAAGATCCAGACCACATTTTTAACCGGTAGTTCACGTAGGTATGGAAGCCACGTATCTCGAAGCCACTTGAACTGGGCGATTGGATTATGATCAGTCATGGGACAAACATCACCTACGAAAATTGCGAGATCGATGTTGTCTTCCTTACTACCCATGTAGGGCAGCTTTCCATGCGTATCTGACGTGGCAATTATACGGATGTAAATCACCCACCCTCTAAAAATTTACCCGTGGCTACGATTTTCACAAGTCTATTGTACCAGACAGCGGCTTATATGGCGGTGTGCCCCGATACTCGGTACGCGATACTCCGCACCAATCGCAGCGATGAATATAGTCGCCACCCGGTAGTGGGCCGATCCGACGAGTATGATGAAAGGAGTATCGGTGCAATAGTCGTGACCAGGCACGATAACGCAATCCATGAAGACGATCAGGTATTACCATTTTAGGCTCCAGATCGTTTCTCAGCAATTGCCGCACATGCTTTTTGGGTCCGCTCCAAGACCTCTGATGGCCGCACAGGAGCCAGTATATTTTTGTGAACGATCACAGAAGCCTTCTCATCAAGGTTCTCCCCGTTAACCAATTGGAGGGGCACCAGAGCCGCTCCAGAGTCATCTACAGCGGGTACCTGTTCCCATACGAGATAGCTATTGTCCTCATCGATTACTTCGATCTCATGAAGCTCGACAGGGTAGAAATTCGGGTCGTTTAAAAGTTGTTGAACTTCTGGATCTCTAGCGTCGGGCCAAACCCCCCTAATAGCTTGATTTCGATTGAGATCGTTTAGCTGTTGCTGAAACAGCGGCTCTTCCTGTTCCGTCCAGTAATTCTGGGTGTAAAGTTTGATTGCTCCTTGTCGCCTTATTGAAGAACCCAGAAAGGTTCCATCTTCGGTATAAATCAATACTCGTTCAAACATGTCTTTCCTTTAATCGATTAAGAGTTTAGTATAGCACATCAAAACGCCTCGTAATAAGTGAATATGTCTATTGGTGTTACTACAAATATTGGCCGCGTAAATCAGGGAGATACAGCGGAACTTTATGCCGGGCTTCGTCAACTTAACGAAATCCCCGTTAATCCGGAAGAGATTGCATCCGTTAGCTATACGATTCAATTACCCAATGGTAGCATAATGACTCCCCAATATGGCGAAATCGATGATTGGGGACAGGGATTTCTACGCTTTACCAATACCCAAGAATTAGGTGAATATCGAGCAGTAGCCACTTTCTCTTTGGTAACCGGAGAGGTTCGTTCGGTTGTTCTCAATTTCTTTGTTGAAGATCCCTTTGTCATTAACTCAAATCCGGTTCAAATGGTGGTTGATCAAGTATGGCTCAGAATCGAGGATGCTTTTGACAGCGTATTAGGTGGACCATGGTTGAAGGACAAGACGGTTAACAACTTTGATCAGACCAAGATTGCCGACTTTGTTCCAGAAGCTCTTTTGGATATCAATGTTCAGATGCCAATGACGAACGCAATTATTACCGACTTCACCCAATTGATGAGCGACGGCAGTTTGAATCCCGATCTTCCAATTCTTACAAAAGGTGTTCTCCTAAGAACCACAATGCACCTAATTCGTTCTTACATCGAGCAGCCAATCCCTGCCGGTGCTCAAGTCGTATATGAGAATCGAACCCAGTATTCAAACAGTTGGCGACAATACTACGCCCTCGAATATCAGGAATATATCTCAATGGTTCGTCTCTGGAAGCGTCAATTTCTTCATCTTGGTCATTCAAAGCTACTTGTTTCGTCCAAGGCAGGAAGAGTATGGCCGGGTGCAGCCTATCGTACTCAAAATGTCGGACGATTTGGATACTAATGAGTAATCTAATTTCTCGTGATGCAGCCCCTATTATCCCAGAGTATGGGCCAGTTAATGTAATCCGCTATTATGGTGATCCTGTAATCCCTTACGACGTTCGTTCTCGAAGACGTTCTACAATGGAAACTTTACGCCGAATGGGGACACCCGTAATCCTGAAGCACCTGTATAACGCCGAGGATGTTAATAACGGTTTTGCAATCACGGGGGGTAACCAAGATCCCGTTTATGGACAGACCTTTTATAACGATGCGATTACATCGGGAACGGGATTTGCTTCTCTAGAGACGAAATGGGACGAATGGATTAGCCCCACTGGAGATCTTGTAGTCCAAGATACTAGCCCCGGAGCAGGCTATACACAGGCTCCCAAATATCGAGGTTATGGTCCCGGATATCTCTGTTACGCAATTCTTCCCGATGTACCAGAAGATGTTTGGAAGCTTACTGTACAGGGGAACCTATTTCGCACTCAGCAAGCACGAGTTCAGTTGCCGTGGTATCCACTATCAGGAGATAATGATCTCATGATTATTTGTGAAATCGATCCATGGGAAAGAGTCATAGCAACTCATGAACGTTATCAACTCAAGCAGGTTAACCCAATTTCCATGCATGGGGCAGATCGTTTAGGTAGACGAGAGTTTTCTCTCCCCCCAGCGGGAGGAGATCGCCTTTGGGTGGGACAATATTGTGAAGCGTCTCGTGTTCCAGAAACAGACGCCACTATAATGGGAGTTCCTACCGATAGGTAGATACGGATCGCTAATGTCAACTACTCCTATCGTTCCAATTCGAGGAATGGCGACACTGAGTTACAAGACGTTTGTTAAGCGTATTGTGACCCAGGCCCTTAGAGACGCTTTCAATGGTCACCCCGATCCCACAGTGGCTAAAACAACGGTTAGCGTTGACTATCCCCATGATCTCTTGGAATTCCCCGTTGTCATTATTAAATTCTATGAGCGAGACATCTCAAACATCGGGGTTGGCCACGTTGAATACATTGGAAATATTGTTGATGGCCAGGTTACGTCTGTCACCCAGTATTATAAGCGCTGGTACAAGGGTGATGTTGAATTTGAAGTCTTTGGCCTAACAAGTCTGGACCGAGACACAATAGCCGATGCCTTTATTGAAGTAATCGGAATGTATGAATTGACCCCCGGAGGAGAAGCCTTTTGGAATCGAATGTATGCCTCAAACACGGATGCCTACTATGGCGAGTGGCATTACTGTGTGCTCAATCAAAACGTCCCATCAGGCTATGGGGAAATGCAACAAATTGCCCCGTGGATGCCAGAAGACGTTCTTGTTTATCAAACTAGCTATCGTATTCCGGTAATGGGTGAATTCTATAGCCTCACTCCAAGTTCTCCAAATACTCCCGGTTTGGTCGAGCAGGTCGATATCTATCCTTGGGATTCAGACGACCCAGAAGACACTCCTCCCGCCGATTTTCCTGGTGGAATTGTACCCGAAGATGACTACATGGTGATTACCGCAACACAGTAATCTGGTCCTATCTTTATCGCCAAAACAATGAGATAAAGAACGAAGACCTTACTTTAGGAAATTGAATGTCTACATATATTCCCCCAAACGCATCAGTAACCGAACAGATCATCTATTCTGGGACTTTGCCCACAATTGCTCCAAGTTCGAATGTATGTCTAGTGGGTCCGGTCCAGGGTTATCAAACAGCCACAGATCAAGTCATCATCAACGGTACAAGTCCAAACAATCTTCCAACCTTAGTTGCTAATCCAGGAGCAACTTTAACGGGTGTCGTCTCCGTTATAAACGCTCTTAATCCTGCTGCGGCCCCATCTGGTTACCAGATTACAACCGACTATACCGTTAACCTTTCTAACGGGACTTTCACTTCGGTTGACATTCCAAACGATGCCCTCGTATATGTTACTTATAACTATGTCCCGGCGAATTACTTCGGGGCCGTTTCCTTAAACAGCATTGGGACAGTTCAATCTATATATGGACCGGCCTTTAATGCTGCTGGAACAGCCATTAACTCCCCTCTTAGCTACGCCGCTTTACAGGCTTTTAACAACGGAGCAGGGGCAGTCATTTGTCAGCCGTTGTTTGCTCGTGCTACTCCAGGTAATCCGGCTACGGCTCAGGTACTTCCTAACGCCTCCCAAATCGCAACGTCAAGTACTTGGTCGGATACCCTTTACGTTCTCCGAAACTACGACAATATCGACATAATCGTCCCGATTATTGGCCAGTCGTTTCTCGATGTTACCGATACGGTTCAGCTAGATGTTTTCCAAACCATTCAAGATCACCAGACCTACATGGATACGCAAGAACAATTCCTCTTAGGAATTTTTGGAGAAGATAGTAGTGCCTCGAACTCGGTAGCGCAAATGGCAACCCTTCGATCTCACGCAGCTACTCTAGAAACCCGATATGCCGGTGCGGTTAACCAACAAAACGTCTTCATCAATACATCAAACTTTTCTGCTCCTCAGAACAATTCCGGACAGGGGACATTTGCTGTAGGGGGCCAGTATGTAGCTGCCGCTGTAGCAGGAGCGTTGGCATCTCGTCCAGTATCCGCCTCCCTATGCCGACAGACTATCGCCGGATTCACCGGGGTTCTTGACTATCGCCAGTTGAGCGACAAGAACATCGATGCTGGCGACGGAATGATGGTTATCGAGCAGATTACAAATTCCAACATCATTCGATGTCGAGACGATCTTACGATGGATTCGAGTAGCACGGCGCGATCTAGTCTTTCGGTTGTTTTAGCTAAGTTCCAACTTATTGAGTCCGTTAAAGATACCCTTGAGAATACGATCATTGGTCAGATTATTGCCGATAGTAATTCGCCATTCACAGTGCGCTCAGCGATCTCTGGAGCCTTGTCTGCGCTTCAGCAAGCTGGCTCTATCGTCTCCTACACGACCCCGGTATGTGCTCTAACTTCCTTAACCCCAACCACAATTTCAGCAACCTTCTCATATCAGCCTTCATTCACGGTTAAGTATGTTCCTGTCACCTTCTCGCTTGACTTGACAAATAACATCATAACTTCCTCAAGTTCATAAACAAATACGGATCATAATAAACGATGGCAACAGCCCAACAATCAAGAGTAAGAGTAGGTGGTATATTAACCACCTTCACATTTGGCGGTCAACCTATCGCTTACTGTCAGCAGGTAGCTCATCAGTCTCCTCAGGCTGTCGGCCAGGGAGCATCGGCAATTCAGCCGATGGATGAACCATACCCGCTTGAGATCATTACCCCTGTTGCGGCAGGAATGGGCCAGATCACTCTAAACATTTTTGAGTTGTTTGGTAGCGGCGGAACAGCATCCAAGATTTGGGATGCGCTTGGAGCAAGTGTTACCGGAACAACAGATCCCGGAAATATATCACTCGGGGCAAATGGTCCCTTCTATGGCGCTACCGATATCGTAGAGATCTTTATTCGTCAGGCCCAGATGACTCCCGATAAGCTTCAGATTGTTAAGATCATTCGACCGCTTCAAGTTGGTGGCAACACGGCTGCCCAGACCTCACCATATACAGAAGAATATAACGGATGCGTTATCACCAACGTAATCGACGGCGAACAGATTCAGGTTGCCACACTAGAAGTCATTAAGCAGGTCACCATAGCTTATCGCTACATGACTCGTAATGGTGCCCCAAATATCGCGTTCAATCTTCGTGACAATATTGCAACAGCATAAGTAAGAAAGGCCAAAATGGCAGATGATGTAAGTGTAGACCCGTTTAGTGTTTTCCCTGATGAGTACAAGAAGGAAGTAGATGGACTTATATGGCTCGGATTCCTCAAGGAGGAGATCAAGTTTTGTGGCCACACGTTTGTACTTCGAACCTTGAAGCCCCAGGAACTAGCCGCTATTGCAATAGCGATAACTCCCTGGAATGACACGTTAGCAATTGCTAAGGTTTACAACAATGCTCACGTAGGGATGGCGCTTGTTTCGATTGACGGCGATTCGGCATTCTTGCCAGCAGCCGGTCCAAGTCTTACGGATTTTGCTTTGATGCGACTCAACTATGTCACGGGCGACCAAAATACCGCTGATGGGGGACTTCACGGGTGGCATCAACCGACTTTAGATTACCTCTATTCTAAGTATCTCGAATTAGAGATTAAGGCGGCGACAACCATTGATGTGTTGCGGGATTTTTACGAGAGGGGTCGGACCCCATCCACTTCCTCTGCAAGCGACTTGATCGACAAGGATTCTTCCAACGAACAGACCGATGGGGTTACCCCGATCTAAATTCGGCTCAAACGGAACTGTTAGAGTTCCTTATATTTAAGGAACAAGAAGCAAAGATCGCCCAAAATAACGCAGAATATATGGCGACTGTGTTGGTTCAAAAAGGGCACACCAATCCTGAGATTTGGGACAAAATGCTCAATCCGGAACAGGAACAAGAACAGGAAGTGATTCGTTTCCTTGAAAACCCAGAGGATCTGGATCTCTTCCTTAAACAGTTAGAGGAAGAGAATGCTTGGTCTAACGTCGGTTCAACCTCCGCAGATGCTCCTCGTGTTGCTTCGTAGTTTTCTTCCACCAATGGCGGGCCGAAGTAGCAAAAAGAATGAGAAAGAGAATTAGCCCGATAATAGCGAGCGGGTGCCCAAGGGCGGAGTAGTAGCACAGCACTAAAAACGTGACCGGGAGAATATGAACTAGAATCATCCACCAGAAGGCAAATTTCAGCGCTTGTGGGATTGTTCCTGAGTCACCAGGACTCGTAAACGGGGGATTCAGCGTTTGGTTCATAACTTATAGTATATCACGTTCATAATGATTGATGGCGACGAACCCCCCGACCCCCACAACAACCTTCATGAGTCCGCAGGAAACTCAGAAGGGGCTTTACAATGCTACCGAACAACTGGTGGCTCAGTTAAAGCAACTCAATAGCTATTATGCGAATCAAGCCCAGCCCGACACTACTAGCCGTTTACAGTCCCAGCTTGAGGGTGTTAATAGGCTACAAGCGAATATGCGTCCCGTTGATACGATGGCGGCTTTAAGAGATGTTGGGGGCAATCGTGCAGGAGGAAGTTCTTTTGAAGACGGACTGTACGGCACCGGGTCCGGAATTTATATCCCTGGTTCATCGACATATGCGCGAGAGCAATTGGCGAGTTTTTTCTCGCCCCAACAAGAGGAACCCTCTCCGGGCTTTTTTAGAAAAACATTGGTTAAGGCGGGAATAATCAGCCCTGATGCTTCTACTCCTGGAGCCGGGGGGAATGCATCACCGATGAGTACCATTCCCGGAGTATCTCAAGACGATTATGGTACCGCCATCAAAGAGCGAATTAAGATCCCTCAGTTTGGTGATTGGCAGATAGACGACAAGTTACAGTATGTACGCGATCAGGCAACAAGAGTTGCTAATGCAAATGGCTACTATCAAACCCCTGAACAACAGGCTGCTTCGGGAGTAACCCCTAGCACATTGGGGAGTACAGCAGCAAAAGTGGCACAAGCGGCACAATTTGGTTATAACAATGCGGCCACCCTACATTTCCTTGGAACGGGTCTTGATAAGATTGCTAGTTTCGGGGAAGCAAACCAATCCTTTGGTGCGAATCTTGGTTACAATCCCGTTAGCGGCGGTCTGGGACCGAGCACAATTCTTGGATTTCATAATCCCTTAGCCCTTATCCCCGGAATAGGTACTTCTGCGGCCACCCAAGGATTTAATGCCCAAATGCAGGAATTAGCACTCAGAACAAATGCGGGAATTAGCGGTCCCGCATCTAAACAAATAATTGAGAGTCTTGCTGGACAAGGTTTCAGCGGAGGAGCTATGGATCAACTAGCCCAGAGACTTGCCGTTCCTCTCGTTCAGCAAGGAATGAGTCCTGAGGTGGCTTCCCAGTTTGCTAACGCAACTCGTAACGGCGATACCTCCATTCAACAATTGGCTAATTCACTCAAGAATATGGGCCAACTTGCTATCGAAACGAGAGAAAGCATAGATCAATATGGGGAGTCTCTTCTTTCTTTTATGCAGACGGCTGAAGAATACGGTTCCACCCAGGGACAAGCCGCAGCTACAGGAACCCAATTTTCCACGATCACAGGACTTGACCCTCAAATTCTCGGTCAAGCCTATTCAAACCCGCTTTATCAGGGTGTCATGATGTCACAGTATGGACTTCTTCCTTCTGGATTAGCTACGGCGGATACCGGAACACAAACCCAAGGGTTACTTTCGACCCTCAAGATGGCCATGGGTGCCACAGGAGGACTTGATTCACCTGTATACAGAATGGTGGATGGTGTTCGAGTTGAAGTCCAAACCGGTTATGAGCGCCAAATAGCCCAGGCCGCACAACTTGCTGGAGTGAGTCCTGCAATTGCTGAACGACTTCTCAGAAACCAAGGGAAAATAACCGCCCAATCCGCTGTCTCGTCCCTTCTAAACTCCCCAGGGGGATGGGAGGCCGAGATGAATAAGATGAGATTTGGTCACGGTTCACATTTCCTCCCGACCGAAAACGAGAGAAAACTTCTTCAAAGCGGGGCACCCGATTCGGAAAGCGGCGATAGTTGGGTTAGCTGGGATCGCATCGCTAAAGAAGCAGCAAAGGCGGGAGTGAGCCAGAAAACACTGAACGCTATTGCTAAGGACCCGCTTAATGTAAGAGCCAAGGACCTTAATACTGCATTGAGAAAGGCCGGGCAACAACAAGTAAAGGATACGGGTAGCAGCGTTACGGTTAAGTTTACTGGAATGGCTGAACGATTTTTCCAGCAAGCTTCGGCCTCTGGAGCAGCAAATTCTGGAATGGGTCCTCTAACTTCAAACTTTGCTGGTGATCCGGCACTAATGGCATTAGTCGGGAAGAGCTAATGTCAAATCTGACATTTTCCTTTCCTAATGCATCGGTCGGAAACCTCGATGTTAGTGTTAATCCGGATACCGTTCAATGGGCTTATGGACTTAATACAGTAACCTTTCCCACATATTCGGGTGAGGTAGTCCAAATCCTTAGCGTCTTTATTGATAATTTGACCGTTGTAGGCGAGCTTAGTAGCTATCAGGAGATGGAAAACATCTATACCTATTTTGCTAACTACTTTACGCTTGCTAGTCAAGGGACGGGAACGGCCACAAATGCGGGAACGAACGCCTATAACCAGCTTCCTATGACGATGGATTACCATCCTCGAAACTGGAGCTTTCAAATTCAGCCATTGACGGCACCAGGATTTGCTTACGGGCTAGAGGTTGTTGTTCCTCAATGGGGAATCTCAGCACACATTGTTGACGATGCTGGAGACGCCCAGAAGATCAAGGATCTCATTGCGGCTCAGGTGTCTGCTACTGGAACACTTAACCAGGATGATCCGTCAGAGATCGGTTCTGGAATCTTCTCCATGAATGGCCTTATTAGTCCTAACTCCGGTAATCCAAATACCAACCCATTTGAAACATATGTCAACAATAAGACTTCGACTGCAATTCAGCAGATTGCTACTTCAGAAGAGTACTTCAATAGCCTAATCCCCTCCTATATGCAAGGGAACTTTTCATCAATTTGGGACGGGATCGGATCTTCACCATCGTTTGGGGATTATGGTGGGAAGACATCGGGAACTAAACAAGTTCCCGTTCCCAAGAAGTGATAGCGGCATTCGAGGGGTAATAATTGATGTCTACTCCTTCAATGTATATCGGCGGCACCCCTTATACCTCCAATACCGTTACGTGGGCCGGAACCAACGGTAAAACCAAGGTCACCACGAATAAGGGATATGACGTTGAATATACGATTTCCCCTAAACGTAAAGAGGCTGCTAAGAAACATACGAATGGTCAGCTTCACGATGGAACATATTTCGTTAATTTCTTTGTCACAGATGTCGAAGAGGACATTGCATTAGCTGGAACAACCGCACAGTCACAATATAAGATGGATTTCTATGCGAAGAACTTTGTGCAACCGTCGTTCGTTATAACGGGGGTTTGTCTCGATCAGGAAGATTATGGAGTTTTAGCCGAGTTCATCCATCAGGCTCAACACAAATCTCTTTTTGACCAAAGCTATGCGAGCGAATCATACCTAACCCAACTACTTGTTAAGGGGGATGTGTGGCCTACTGGTAAATCAAATCCCAATGACCATAACAAAAGGTGGCAGCCAATTCATGTTAATAAAAATGGGCAACAGACCACTAAGGGTCCTCATATGCCGACTATAGCTAAGGGTCACATTGCCTCAATACCTCGTATCCACGAGAAGTTTGTCTATGCTCCGACCTTTTCGTTCAGCTTTGTTGTAGATCAGATGATTGCAGGAATCTACACAGAAGACGTTTCTATACCGTGGTCACAGCAAAGTTGGTCGCAGATAATGGGAAGCCAATTAGGAGCAGATAAATCGCCTACTGACACCTCACAAGCAGTACAAGGATCATCATTAAATCTCCAACCGGGTGACACAGTACCCGGCCTGGGTGGACGAAGAATTATATAATGCCAGCACGATTAGTCTACAGCCCTAAATGCTGGTGTTTCATCAAGAATCAGAACAATCAGATTATCGATGTCTCTAATTATGTTACATCGGGGACTTGTAACCGACTAATTAATCAGGTATCAACTGCCGAAGTCACGATACGAAACCCAAACAAGATCTTTACTAAACCGGGAAAGGGCCAAGTATTTCATCCTATGGACCCGATTACGATCTTTCTCCAACGATTGGCCAATCAGCCCGTCCGTGTCTTTACGGGGTATTTAGATGAAACTGTTTACTATCAGATGTATCCCGGCACGATTACCCTTCAGGCTTCTTGTACTCTTAAAAAGCTACTATACACGTTCTTTGATCCATCTTTGCCATATGTCATTAAATTTTTTGAGAAATATGGATGGATAAATACCGGAAACGGTAGCATCCTAAGTCCTTACCAAGCGGGAAGCGGAAGCACCAATAAGACACCTTTGAGTAAAACCATATTGAACGACGCCTCTATCAGTAAGTTGCTTTTTGCCGTTCTAGAAGAAATAGGCGAATGGAATTCTGATAATGTCTTTATCGAGCCAATTCCCCAGGGGTCCAACGGGGTGGCCTCCTTGATGGCCAAGCTAATGAGAAGCTATCAGCAGGAGGAAAATTCCACCCAACAAGAATTCACCGCATTCATGTCTAACGTTATTGGGGATAGCTCATATGGGTCAAGCGGCACCACGATTAACGCCGCAAATAGCTATAACCAGCAGTCATGGGCAGAAGCACTCCTACAGGCACTTAACATGCCGCTTACCCCGAGTAACGTTCAGGCCATCATGGGATGGGAAGCTCAAGAGGGTGGAAACTGGAATAACTCCGCAACATACAACCCGCTTAACACAACCCAGTCAGAAACCGGCTCCGTTGGCGGAGGAACCCAGGGGAACATTCAGGCTTATACGTCGTGGGGGTCGGGCCTTCAAGCAACGGTTACAACGCTCACCAACGGTCTTTATAGCGGAATATTATCGGCTCTAAAAGCGGGTAATAGCTCATCTGCCGTTGGCGAAGCAATCGCCTCAAGTCAGTGGGGAACAGGATCGGCGGTTATTAACACCATAGCTAATACCCAGGTTCCGACCATCTCTAAGAACGTTCAGGCTTTAGGATTCAGTGGTGTAACCACTTCACAACGAGGAGCTACAGATAAGAGTAACAAACCGATAGTAAACGTTAACAGTTTAGGTCAAATAACAAATAGAAACGCGCCCTGGACAACAACGCCAAAAAACAACCAGACGGTTCTTCAGGATATAACGGAAGCCGCCAATGCTATAGCTGCAAAACGATATCCCTATTCTTGGGGTGGAGGACACAACTCTACCTTTTCTCCCAGTCTAGGAGGCTCCCAGGATGGTGGGGGTGGACCTCAAGTTGTAGGATTTGATTGCTCCGGATCTGTATCTGCTGTTCTATACGCGGCCGGACTTTTAACATCCCCTCAAGTTGCCGGTGATATGTTAAATGCTATCTCTAAATACACCGATCCTGGTGTGGCCCCTGGAAACGACGGAGTAACGATTTTTGCTTGTCCTACCCACACTTTTATGAAGATTGGGACCCAGTATTGGGGAACCACTGACGGTGGATCACCGGCTCCCGGTGGTGGAGCAGGATGGGACCCCGATCAAGCTACTTCGACATACCTTGCGGGCTTTCAAGCAGCACATATTAAGCCCGCTACGTTAGCCCAAAATTATCCATACACGTATAGCCTGACAGGAAGTACAACCGCAGCGGGTGGTCTAAACACAGATAGCTCAAACAATATCATGAGCACATCCCTAGCAACATCATTTGTCTCACAATTAGAGGTTCCTACACTCGAAGATACCGTTGAGGCTATCATGCTTGGTCAACAGGGGCGGGGACTTCTTCAGGATCAAAATCTTCTTCCGTTTGTTCAACAAATGTGTCAAGCCTCTCTCCGCAGCTTCATGTCATTACCCGATGGTGACTTCTATGCCTTTTACCCAGATTATTTTGGAGAAATGGGTCATCATAATCCATATTGGTTAATCGATGACATCGAATTGCTAGATGGAGATATTGGGCTTACCGATGCTTATCTGGCCACAGATGTCTTTGCTATTGGCGATACAACCTGGCCAGCTAACAATCAGATGGTTAACGAGATCTTCTCGGCTGGCACCATAACACTTGATAATGCCTTCATTAGCGGAACTACGGGAGACGTAACGGTTAATACAAACGCTGGGGGAGGGCCATCTACCGTTAACAACTTTCTCAACCTATTGGAGAAGAACGAAGTAGTAGACTTCTATAAACGGTATGGGGCAAGACCGCTTGTGCAGGATTACCCAATGATACGAAGCCCTATCTTTGAGATGCTTATGGCCTACCAGCTATTTTGCCTTGCTTGGAGTCGTCAATTTGTTTCGCCATTTGAGTTCACCTTTATGCCTGAAATATTCCCCGGAGGAAAGATTGGATTTCCTTCCCATGGAATCCAAATGTTCGTTGAGCAGGTTACCCATAATTGGAGTTACACGTCAGGCTTTACTACAACCGCCGTTCTAACTGCTCCCGCCATTATGGACGGATATTCTAACGACGATCTTCCTCCTAATATGGTAGCCGCTCTCGTTGAGCCGATTCGAGCATCTAACACAACCGCAACAAATAGTCAAAATGAAGAAATGGTGGCGAACAACTAATGGGTCAAACAACGACATCCACCAAGAAATACAGTGGAACGATTTCGGCTTCCGATCCGGCAACGGGGATTATTCAGGTCACTACGGCAGGAGGGGTCGTTCATGTTTCTGTGCAATTTGTTCCGGCGCTATTTCGCTGGCCACAGGTCGCTGAAATATGGACGGTGTACCAGGAGAACGGTACATGGATTTTGGGTGATCTTCTCCAAGACACCAACTCAGATGCTCCTATTGCCGAAATGCAACCTGGAGAAGCCCAGATTAACGCCTCTACTGTAATCGATTCGGCGGGCAATCAATTTGTCACCCAATTTGGGCGAATGGCATGGCGTGTTATCGAAGTTCCACAGTCTGCTACCCCCGTAATCGACACGGATAACGCCGATATCATTGCAATCAGCGAGCTTGCACAACCGATTACATCGATGACCGCTAATCTCACCGGAACCCCAAATCCTGGAGACATTCTTTGGATCGAAATAGTGGATAATGGAACGGCACAGGGAATTACATGGGGAGCAAAATTTGCCGCCACAAACGCTGGTCCAGCACTTCCCACAACAACGGTTTCTAATGACGTTCTTACGATTGCATTTCGTGTTCGTGCGATTACACCTACGGTCTGGTCCTGTTGGCTTGTGGCGTAAACACCTTTAAACGACCAATAATTAATGATATGTCTTGGAGTCTTCAACTACAAAATGGTGATCTCGCCCTAAGTGGGGGACAATTTGCCACCGTTACTGACTCGGCCAAACTGGTCCAAGACCTAACCTGTAGCATCCTCGAACCAATGGGGACCGACGATGCCCATCCCAACTATGGTTCGCTCATCGATGGCGGTATTCAAAACGGAACGTATCAGGAAGGTGTTATCGGGCAACCAAATACGTCGATAGCGGCTACCTTTGTCTCCTCAGAGATATCTCGGGTTTGCTCAGATTATCAGAAGAGTCAGATCGCTAGGAATGCCGCCGATGCAACGACCTATGGTAAGCCAACTCTAACCCCCGGAGAGACATTGATATCTGTTGAGAACATCACTCTCCAGCAAGCCGAAGAGCAAATTTTGGTTGGAGTGACACTTAAGACGGGAACCGGAACCATCTCCAACAACATTGCGGTAGGAAGCTAAATGTCGTCCACTCCCGTTCTAACAGCTAATGACTATTCGCTACAGATGGTTGCCCAGCTTAGGTTGTTGGACAACTCGGCAAGCGCAGAAGTAGGAACGCCAGAACGAAAGATCATTGATACGGTAGCATCGGCTCTATCCCTGAGTCAGATTAGCCTTACGGGGCTACAGGGGGCACTCGATATCAACTCAAAGTTTGGAAGCAATCTAGATAGCTTCGTTGGGCTGTTTGGGTTTGCAAGAGTTCAGGGAACGTCTGCTACGGGGTTTGTCGTTTTCTCTACGAACGTTGCCCCGACAGTCAATGTTACTATCCCTGCCGGGACAATCATCGTTTCGAATACTCAGAATTCCTCGGGGATTTCAGCAACCTATTCCACAACGGCTTCGGGAGTATTACAGGCGGGACAAACATCATCCCCAAACATTCCCGTAACGGCAGTAAATTCGGGATCAAATGGTAATGCCGCAGTAAGTGCTCTAACGATCATCTCGACAAGCACGGGGAACCTTGTTGCCGGAATCACATCGGTTACCAATCCGGCTCCTATAACGGGAGGAACTGACGATGAGGACGATAACTCCCTCAAGGTACGATTTCAGAACACAGTTTTTCGCAACCTGGCTGGTACTCAAGATCAATTTCTTGCTCTAGCGGTTTCGACAGCTTACAGCACAAAAGCAAACGTGGTTGGACCAATCTCCCAGTATGTGGAATACATCCAGGTCCCTAGTGGGGACGATACCACCACGATTGATGGCCAAAGTGGAGGGGGATTAACGGCGGGACAGTATACAACGGCCCTTTCAACGATTCCTTATGCTCAGTGGATTTATACAACTAATCCCGTCTTCATCACCGATAGTAGCGCAGGAATCGGAAGCTACTTCTATCAGCCGGGAATTGACTTTAACTTTAATTGGCCCGCACTCAATATCGGGGATACCTATCGCTATAGCCAACTCGGGGCTAATATTGAGCCTTATGTTCTTAACCAGCCAAACTGGACTTTTCTTAACGTATATAACGGAACAAATGATACTGTCCAGGCGGTAAATCCGGGCGATGTTCTTCTTGTGGAATACTTCTACATGTCATCAGAGTCACGAAACAGTCTGGTCCATAACGTAACAAACGCCGTAGATGTCTTTGTTGACGGAACCAATCCTACTTTAGCAACGAATATTTTCACGCCTCCTACAAGTGCCGGAGCAAATACAGCAGGAGTTTTCGATAATCCGGCCAACATGTTTTATCTTGAGAACTTTAGACGAGATGGAAAACCAGCTAAGCGACCACAAGCCGGAAACGTTATAACACCACTTTTCTATACTCCGCTAACCGGACTTCCGAATACGATCACAATTGGTGATCAAACCTATTACATTGGCATCAACTATTGGCTCGTTCATGATGTTTCCCAATTAGGAGGAACGATCCAATCCCGAGATGGAATTGAATGGAGTATGGATGTTTGTGGACAAAATCCGGGAGATCCCGCACCACCCGTCACTTACAACGGATCGGTAATATCGTCTTATAATATAACTGGTAATCCCGCTGATGCCGATCTACCGTGGCTCACAACCGGCAATCACATCACAGATTGGGCAACAGACGACCCCATTGTCCCGGTAACAGTTACGGACTATAGCTACGATCAAAATGTAGTAGACCTTCAGGCTGCTCTTGAAGCCGCGAGTCAAATTACAACGAGCGTACTCGCTCATAATTCGATCATTCGGTATTTCAAGCTCGACATCACGATCATATATTCACAGGGATCTTCTCAGGCAAACGTCAACGCTAATATTCAAACGGCATTACAGACCTATTTTAACAGTCAATATTTTGGAACCGTTATCCAAATGTCTACACTTCTCCAAATCGTTGGAAGTGTTCCGGGTGTTGCTAATGTTCGATGGACCGTTGATATTCCTAATACCGTAGTTTCTCCTCCCGCAGTTACTCGGGTATACGAAACTAACATCAATGGTGCCCAATTAGGAGGAATACACTCGGATCGCGTTACCACGGGGCGAGCAGCTATAACTACAATTGGTCAGCAAGCTGAAGTACAAAACATATATGTCACGGGACAACCAACTAACGGAACATTTACTCTTTCCTATGGCACCCACACCACATCTACACTTACGATTGCCTCTCTATCGGCATCCGCCCTACAATCAGCAATTAATGGACTTATTCCGGGTGCTGGAACTGTTACGGTGGCCCAAATCAATACCGTTACAACCGGAGTCAATTATCCAATTTACACCTATCAGGTTACTTTCAATGCGCCAACCTGTACAATTTCGGACGCAACCCCAGGAGTTGTTACCCTAAATAACCACGGGCTTGTAAATGGCGATGTTGTTTCCTTTGCCACCACCAACACGTTGCCTGCGCCATTAGCACCTAATATGCCGTACTATGTTGTAGCAGCAGCCGCCAACACCTTTGAGGTTTCTTCAACGAGCGGAGGAGCAGCAATTCCCACGACAACAGCGGGAGCAGGGACCCACAGCCTTTATGGACAGACTTATGTGCTTCCCGTAATCGCCTATCCTACCTCGATTACGACGGGTCAGTATCTCAACGATTATGACTTCTTCCTTCGAGATAATGAGCTTCCTCAGTTGGCTCCAAATCCGGCAACAGGGGATACTCTTGCAGGGCTAATTATCCGACCACGAGCACAAAATACTTGGATTGGTCCTGCGCTTTAATGTCTACCCCAGATACCACAACCACTACCACAACCCCCGATTTCGTCGCCACGGTTCCTCAGAACTTTTACATTGAACCGTTGGGAGGGGCACAGAACCCTCTGGGCAATTTGGATCGATTTCCGGATGCTCTCTATAACAAGGCTCTTGACTCAAATTTGATGTCGCTTTTGTACGCTTTGTTGGGACCGGCAGGAGTGGGGTCAATTCAATATCAGTACCTTATCGCCCGACTATCAGTTGAGGCGGCGGGACTCAATTCAAGTCAGCTTAGCGGATTGTATGCTAATCCGTTATCTTTCGTTCCCCTTATCGAGGAACAGAGCAGCCTTGACCAATCCGGATTGCTGACTTCGGCAGAGCAGACACTAATAGATCAGCAGGATGCCTCGTTCAAGAATCGTGTGATCGACTTCTTGCACGCGGTAAGAGCCGGGGGAACCGTTCAGGGTATTAGCCTGGCAGCCAAGTCTGGATTAGGCTACCCCGTTGAGGTTATCGAGAATTACAAGGCTCTATACGATCACTTTTCGGACAATCCTCTTGGTTTGCACCAATACGGAACCACCCAGTCTACCGAGGAGGCTATCATCATTCCTGACTCTGATATCTCTCAGAGTGAGGTTCAGACGATTTACTTCTTTAGTGTTCAGGGAGGGACTTTCACAATCACCTATCCGGTCGGCAATAACAATACGACATCGGCATTGCCGTACAATACGACCTATGACGTTATTCAAGGGGCTTTAGCAGCCATTTCTTCGATTGGGACGGGAAACGTTATCGTCTCTGGTGGACCACTTCCGGATCAACCCATACAGGTTCAGTTTACGGGTCTATTAGCTAATCAAGATGTTCCTACTCTTCAAATCAATAGCTCCCTAACCACCAGTTTGTTTGTACCTGTAAGTTTTGTGGTCGAAACAAGTAATGCTGGTTTGATAGCCGATGGGGAGACTGTCATTCTTAATCCTAATGATACCTACTATATGTATCAGGCTCTCTCAGATATTCAACCCGTAACATCAATTATTACAACTAATGCGGGACAAGGAACTACCCTCCGTCAACCGGCAAACACAATTGCTTCGGATTCCACTTTGAGCGGAGTTTATCGATATGTAACGGGAAGCAATTCTGTCTCATGGCCCTCTTCAAGCATTGATCCAACTTATTGGATTCAACCAGGAGTGGAACACGAGGCTCCTCGTGCAATGGGGGATATTAACGGGAATTATCAGGGCTATCACAATATAGCCAACATCCTAGCCTACACTGAGGCCGCTCTTTCTGACCCTCTATACGGAGATACCATCTCGCCTTTGTTGGAAACGGGAGCATCACAGTGGCCAACTATTGATAATGACGTTCATATCGGACCCTTTAGCGCCTATCAGGGACTCTTATATCCATTTATAGGTGTTTATAACACTCAAGTAGCCCAAGGATTAGTTAGTCCTTCTCAGATTTTCTATGCCGCACAAGCGGAAGCCTTACAACCCGAACCCTTGACAATTACTTCTATTACCGGGGCAAATGATCTAATGATAAATGGAATTTATCCTGTAGCTTACCAGGGTCTACCAGGGGTACCCCAGCCCCCCGCTCAGTCATCATTTTGGTCATCCTTAGAGAGAACCACAGGTGTCGATTATCTAGAAATTGATTTGGGGACCGTTCAGGCTGTAAACTTCTTATATTTTGAGGCTACCAGCAAGCCCTATACTATTTCGGTTGAATATGATCTATTGGATCAATCTCCTTCGCGAACCTTTTATCCGGTTACCCTAGTTCCTAATGCTACGGCCATTTCAACTGTTAGCTTATCCTACTCGGCTTCTAACACTAATCCTTGGACAGTAGTTAAAATCTACTTTTCTAACGCTCTGGGTAATCAGATTTTTACCAGATATCTTCGTATCGGTTTTACAAAGGTAACGGGTGGCAATTCGCCATTTATAGATGTAAACGGAAATCTTCTTCCGTATAGCATTGAGGTTCAAAATCTTCGTATTGGTCGAAATGTAGCCTAAAACTTAGTTGTAATATGTATGAGATCTTTAGCATTAAATTACTCTGGTGTAGTTATCGATCAAAATCAGCCGCCACAGTCTGATGTGGCTTATCAAACACTCTCTAACTCATGGTTTTACCAGACCTTTCAATTACCCCTCAATTATGAGCGGGGAACCAACGAGGGAGAGCTATATTACCCCGATTTATCCGGGTTTCAACTTTTCGTTTCAATCACTCCGGGAGATGCTTCAATAGCGTCGCTACAATGGACCATTGATCAATATATAGGTAATTCGGGTTGGAGTAATCTTGCAACAGGAACCACTGTAGGGAGTCATGCCGATGGGGAACAGGTTTGGTACGACGTTCTTTTCTCGAAAACGATTCCTGTTAATGGGTCAATGATCACAGGACCAAATAGTACGCTACGTTTTGGTTTTATAAGCGAGGCTGGAGTAACAGCAGCTTGGTATTCGCAACCCAATCCACTAAATCTATATGGGGCTTACAATAGCTCAATGAGCGCCCTGACCGCCAGCGGTAACACCTTCTCCTTTTGTTTTAGAATCCTTGGATTAGTTGCCGATACCGGAGTAGATTTTCTAGGCAATAGCTATAGGTCAATTGCCCTTCAAAATAGTCCTACTAACACAGACACTACGGGGATTTTTGATGATGGAGCCGGATACTGGCTGAGCGATCCATGTCCCTCGCAATTTGGCGTAAAAAGCATTTATTTTGATGTTCGTCCGGTTGCGGAGATCCCCATTTTTGGGGCGATGAATCTAATTGGAAATCCTAGTTTTGAATATGATGCTATTGGGGCATCTCCAGCTTGGTGGACCATCAGCGGGACGTTTTCAACGGCAGGTGTACAAAATGGGTGGTCCGCTTCTGGGGCACAATCTTTAAGACTAACAACGACTATACCTGCAAACACAAGCTATGGTATTGAGTATTCGGATATTATAATAAACCCAAATGAAAACTGTTACTTTATTAGCTCGGTAAACGTGTTAGAAGCGCCAACTACACACGAGATATCTTTGATTATTAGTTGGTACAACGGTGCGACCTTGATAAGTACCTCCCAGTCCACCTTTACAGGAAGCGGAATATATACCTTTCCCGATACTATTTTTACTCCTCCCGTTGGGACTACTAATGCAACCGTTCAATTTAGCATTGTGAACAACAACTCCTCATCCGAAGCATTTGATATGTATGTTGACGGATTCATGCTCATTAATGCCCCCGAATTTATACCATATTTTGATGGCGATTCAATTGGTTATGAATGGATAGAACAGAAGGGAAATTCTCCTTCGGTGCAAGTACTTAACGCTCAAGTAGCAAACGAACCGGTCGTTATTGATGCAATTTATCTTGATCCGCTTACTCCGAGCGTGGGATTTAATGTTTACTTTTCTAATGACGACAGTAATAACACACCTGGAGGATTGGCTCCTACCAGTGAAACTGGATGGGAACGTAAACTTTGGACCCACGTTCCTAAAACCTATACTACCTCGGTCGCCCAACAGTATTACTTGCCATTTCCCATTGTGGCCAAATACGTCATGATCGAATTTTCAGCACTTCAAGCTCGATCTTACAATCCGGGAAACTTCTCGTTGCCCGTTAAATACAAGAAATACCCCAAGTGGGTAGCCGATTTCTTTATCAACCAAATGCAACTTCCAACCTTTATCGCAAGCCAAGTAAACGTCTCTTATGACGCTTTGGACTTTGCTTACAACTACTACCTTGATGATATTAATGAGGCTCCGGCTTCCCCTGGATTGGCCACCCCAGATGACATTTCAACTATCAATAGCTTTTTCTCCTCGTTAAACGATGCCTCTGATCAGGTTGACCCTACAACACTAGCTCAAATTAACTTGGTTATGAATACGTTTACCAACCCTCCGGGGGCCTTAGCTAATTCAAACACCCTATTAGGAAACGTCGTACAACAATCAAATTCGACCAACGCGATTAACTACCCCGTTGAGGGAAATCCTGCTAGTCCTAATGTAGATTATTCATTTGTATCATCGCTCAACCGACAACAGGTGGTCTATGAACAATCGATGCCTATCATGTATTTCTACCTTGTAAGTCGTCACCACTATCGAGAACAGACGGCTACCTTTGATAACAATCGAGCCTATTTTGCAGGAATAAAGGCCCTTGCATTTATGCGTAATAACTATTCAACAATGAAAGACGGCACCCAATACATTGAGACTGGTGGGGATTTTGTTAATGCCGCTCTAAATGATTGGGTCCTAGACCCTTATGGAAACTTGTGGACTTATGACGTATCCGGTTAATATCCCTATAACAGATGATTTCGTAGAGACAACATACGCGAATTACTATACCTATAATGCGGGTTTACTTGACCAATTTGCCAATCAGAATCACGTTGATATTCGCACCTTCAATCCAACGAGTGAAACGACGGCTCCAGAAAGTTGGGTAATCTCGGGGACAGGTACTATTACCTCTCTAGGAGCACAATCAGATATTAATTATTGGAATGGGATTGAAGTCGCATGTACAACCGGTACGATCACTCTTACTTCATCTCCATTGTGGCCAATCTTTCCTACCTTCTCGGAGCCAACAACAGCCCGTTCTGTCGATTTGCTCACGGGATTTGAAGACACCGATTTCTTATCGTTGGGACTTCCCTCCTTTCCCCTTAGCGACATTACTACGGCCTCCAGTTATATCGAATTGATTGATTTCAACAACAATTCCGTTAAAGTCTATTTCAATCAAAGTATTTTGACCCTAACAAACGGGAACAGTGAGTTTCGTGTGGAGCGTTCAGCAATTGATAACGATGTGATTGACTTAGCAGATATTGTAACTGTACAAATTGTTATTGTGGCCACGAGTAGTTGTACATTTCGTGCTCAGGCATTTCGATTGATTGGTGCCGAGTGGCAACAAGGTCCAGTTGATTTTGATAATTGGTTTGGTCGTTTACGTTCAACCCCGACGACCAATGGGGCAGATACTCCGTCTACGGGGTACACCGTGGGTGTATCAACCTTTACCCAGCCGATATTATTACGTTCTAATGATCCGTCAAATTTCAATGACCCAACACCTATTGATGTTCAATTGGGCGTTGTCTTCAATACGGGCCTACAAAATGCTCTTAACACCTTTAACCTCTATATGCGCGAGTATGATCAAGGAACTCCTTATACACAAAATGATCTTAACTATCTTGAACAATATCAGCTAGATGGGCTGCCACAACCCAATATCAATACAAGTATCCCTAGCAATAATTGGATAATTTTCTCTTTTCAGTGGGGAACGTCTTTCCAACTATCAATTGGTAACCAGTTGTCCTTTCCTTATATTTTTAATGACTTCTCGTTAAGTAACAACACATATTACATTCTGATTTGTTCGCTTCAGAATACAACCGCCCAAGCCTACATTTATCCTCTAAACGGTGACTTTTCGATCAATCCTAATTCGACTTTGAATACGACGGCTATTAACGACGAATTCACCTTTCCCCGTCGTGCAGGACGAGTTGGATGGAACGCAAATCTTCTCGATGGGAGCACATTCGTTTCAAATATAAGGCAGCGCGAACTTACCTTCGCAGAATATATTTCAACCCCACTCAATAGTTATACTCCGGTTTCTGGTGGCCAAATTTTCGCTAATTCAACCCCAAATATCGAACTATGGGAGGAGTTTCTACCGGGACCAAATAACTTGGTCGCGGGAAGCAGCTATAGTATCCTGTATCCCTCTTTAGACCTGTATCCGGGTGATATCTATCCAGAGGGATCGTCTTCATCGGGTGGTTCTATTGGCTCATTTATCACAAGAGATTCTAATCGAAGCATAACCGGTTTGAGTTATCGTATCCAAATCTACGGAACATCAACAAACCAAGGATTCATTTCAAATGCCTTAAACATCACCGATTTATCACAAATTGGAATCTCATTTAGTATATGGTATCCAAGTAACGGAGGTACCCTTGTTGCCGATCTGATATCTGAGGATGGATTTGTTATCTCATTGTCTCTGCCTGAAATTACCCCTAATCAATGGCAAAATATTACTATCAATGCCCCATCGCAATTGGCCTCCACGGGGTACTTCTTTCTTTACATTTATCAACCGCAGGCCCTAAGTGGAACATGGTGGATTGATAATGTCTCGGTATTTCAGCGGGCTGTGCTCTGGAGTGGTCGTTCCGTGGTTGATGATCCTTGGGAATCTAATTATGCTCCTTGGACGGATTTTCAGGAGGGGATCAATTCCTATCAAAGTGGGGCACAATTCCCTGTCTGGGGTTCCCAATTCCAAGTTAAGGCAAAGGGTTTTAGACAAGATTCATACATTTTGGGTCCGGTCAATCTTCTTCCTAAATACGCCCAATTAGGACGACTGATATGGCCAGAGAACAATCTAACGGGAATTACCGGACCAACAGCATCCTTTACTTATGCTAACCCATCGCTAACGGTTACCTTAACAAATACCTCGACTGCGGGCACAGCAAATATCATTCTTTACGAATGGAATTTGGGGGACGGATCATTATACGTAGGTAAGTCGGTACCAGCACATACATATGCAGCTACCGGGACTTATAACATCACCCTCACGGTAACTGATGCCTATGCTCAACGAAGTACGACATCTCAAACGGTCGCGGTATCATGAGCATAGTAAACGACAAGATACAGAATTCGCCTGCCGTCATTGTTAATTTCGGATGGGCCAATGGCGGTGTAATAACCTACCTTAATAATTTTGTTGAAAACGATGTTACGTACCCACCATCGGGATCTCAATATGAAGCTTTTGCTACACCCATTAACGTTGCCACGACCTTTTATGCAACAGATTCAGCCTCCCTTGGGTTACCTACGGTCATTACCCCCACGGGGCAAACAATTATCCAATATCGATGGATTTTTGGTGATGGTACTATAGGGTTTGGGCCTACCGTCTCGCATACCTATTCGGTAGTTGTACCGGGAATCTCTGTCGCCCTTCAAGTTACGGCTGCCTCTGGCAAACAATATTCGCGCTCCCAAACTTTGAATCTCTACTCGGGGGTAATAGTTGGAGTTGCGCCGTACATAATTGTACGGTCATCTTAATTTAGCCAAATAACACATACAACAGGTCTTCTTTGCTAGTACGGGCTGATTGGGCAAAGTCGGCTGCTCGACCTTCGAATAGAGCAGCATGATATTCATATTTTTGATCGATGATCTTTTTCTTCCGTTCATCAGTCGAATTAGCCATTACCAGATCGTAAGTCCAAATGGTTTCTTTAGTCGAATTTACTCGCATACGTCGTCCCTCTCGTTGCTCCAGCTTTACCCATGTCCACGGATAGTTGTAGTTAATTCCTACAGTAGCTTGCGGAATATCGAGGCTATCTCCTCCAGCATCTCCCGTTAGAAAGACCCGTATTGATGGATCATCTCGAAAAGCATCAAGTTTTGCTTGCTTTTGCTTATCAGTACCGTCATAGCATACATAGGAGATGCCCCACTCATCTAGTTTTTCCGTCAAGGGTGGAAATCCGTATCCGGCCCAGGTCATATGGGTAATGACTTTCTCGTCTGGGTGCTTCTCCAAAAGGATTTCTCGCCACATGTCGAGTTTAGTATGTCCGTCGTTAGTAAGGGTACCTATTGTAAGCCCCTCTAGAAGCTTCAGGGCGACCGTAGAACCCTTTGCTTTATCAACTGAAGGCATTTCCTCGTCCCCATCTAAAGAACCAAATAGGGCGGCCTCAAATGCTAGTCGGTTGGTTGCAGACTGGCTCACCATGGTTGGGGCATCACAAACCATTTGCATGACCTGGATGACGGCTAAGATATTGTCGTCAGAGAAATTTTCCGATTCAAGAAGATCTTTTGCCTTCCCGGTTAATCTATCGTAGATTGCCCGATGTTTATCGGACCAATCAATAGTGATCGGATCATAGATCACTTTGGGAAACATTTTGGCAATCTCTGGATCTCGTCGGGAGGCTCGATGAATCATGTGCCCTAACTTTGATTCCATCTTATCCAAATTTCGGAAGGTTTGGGGCTTATCCGATATGGGATGCCGGTAAGACACGTATTCGGCTTCAAAAGCGGAAACCGTTCCCAGAAGGGGCGGCTGGATGAGCCGTACACATGAGTATTGATCTATAGGAGTGTTCTGAATCGGTGTGGCCGTCAACTCCCAATGTCGCATCCAAGACGGTCTAGGCTTCGAGGGAAAACTGTCATATAGGGACTTCTTGACGCGCTTATAGAGTATGGATTTACGGTTGCTCAACCTAGTCGGCATTTCGTCCCAGAAGAAGAGCACCTTTTTCTTATCGATCAGGCCCTTGATCATGTCATAGTCCTCGCGGAACTTTTCATAGTTGAGTATTGCTACAGCGGGTTTAGTCTTCATTTGCTCGGTAATCGAGCCATAGATGGCTGCCCTTTTAGCCGGGGTTCCATCAATGATGACGGATTCAATTCTAGCTAACTTCTTGAGCTTGCGTTGAGTGTCGATCTTGTTATTTGATTTGACTACGACTAGGCCAAGATCATAGCTATGTTCGCTGTATCCGCTATGCCATAGGAGAGCGGATGCTATGAAAACCGTCTTCCCGCTTCCAGTATCCCAAACAACTAAACCGGCCCCAATAGATTCGTCCTTTACCAATTTGTTAAATCCAACAATTTGCCACGGGTAAAAACCATTAGTAGTATCTTTGAGGGTTGAGTTTATGGAAAACGGAGGAATATCCTGAAGATGTTCATAATCATTTAAGATGGTTATCGGGTCCTCTACAAAGGCAACGTGATAACCTCCTTCCTCAGCACGATCCAAAAGTTGCTTCAGTCTTGAAGGGGCAATCGATCGGTAGGACCCAATTATGTCTTCAAAGTCAAAAAAGAAATCGGGCCATAGAGAATCTACCTCCCAGTGACCAATAAAATCTGGACTAGCTCCAAGGATTAACCAACTTGCCTGTTTAGCGCGATCAAGGGTAGCCAGGTATTCAGATAAGTCATTATCTAATATTTGGTAACGTTGGTTCGTCGTCATCATCAATTATTTCTGCATCTGGTATGGACAAACCGAGTCGCAATTCTAATGCACTCTCAATTTCATCCTTTTGTCGAAGATCTCGAACTTCATCCTGAATTGCTATCAAAATTTTGTTTCCGATTTCCTTATCAACAAACTGTCCACCAAGCATAACATTTTTGATCGCCTCCATAAAGATGCGGACGGCATTTCCCGCTTCCTGATACTGAAGGTCGGCATTTTTAGCTTCAAATTCGGTACTAAGTTTGATTAGCTGAATAAGATCTTTTGGCTCAACTGTCGTAATGTTGTTAAGGGCATCTTCATATGCCTTTTGGATTAAGACTTTAACGATTCCTCTTTCGGTAACGGCACCCTTGACCCCTTCTTCAAAGTTTTGTCCAATAAGAGTGGCCTCCTCTTCTAGAACCCCTCTGATTACAGCCTCTTCGAGCTTCATGTGTTTATCTTTGTGTGTGCCGACAGTACGACGATCTAATGCTTTTCCATCGATGGGTGGAATAGCCCTAGCAATAGCACTATGAGAACGACCCTTTATGAGTTGTTGTTCAATCCATACACGATGTTGTGCATAAGGTCCGCTACATATTGCACAACGTGGCTCTACAAAAACAGGAGGAGCATGTCTAGCTATAGCCTTATCAAGGGCCTCCCGATCATCGTTTTCCCATTTCTTCTTGATCCCTTCAAGACCCTTACTCTCAAGGATTTCGCGTCGTTTTCTACGCTCGTCGTCTAGATCTATCGGGGTATTATCATCGCTCATTTGGGCATCACAAACTGTCGTATATCTCGTTTATCTTCGCCATGTAGGGCGTTTTTACCTTTGGGAATAGCGGCTAATTCTTCTGGAGTCAAGATCCTAGTTGTTACTGGGGCAACTTCTCCAGCCTTATCATGCTGAGCTAATCGCCATCCCCACGTCTCAGCGGGACTCGAACTACCAAAAAAGGAAGCTCCATTTTTCTTTCGTTGTTCTTCTGTATTTTGTTTACGACCACCTTCGCCAACCCGATTGTACATTCCTGGTTGTTGATTCTTGTTAAGGGTATAAGCCGGATCTGCCGTTCCTAAAGCGGTTTGAATCTCTCTCCGCATTCGGTTCTCTAAGTGGCTTTTAGCTAAGAAGGGATTTGGCCCCTTATAGTCTCGACGGGGACCTTCCCCCTTATACCATCGGTGACCCCTTTCACACATATACTGGGGAAAGTCGATATAAAGTTGATTTTCATTCTCGTCAATTAACGGCTCTCCATTTTTATCAAACTGAGGAACAGCCTCAACGATTCCCGTCTCTGCTCCATAAGGGATCTCATTGGGGTATTTCTTTGGATTGTTCTTGTTGTCCTCTTTACAACGTGGACATAGTTCCCGATTAACGTCCTCAAGAAGGATTTGATTTGTCCACTCCTCTAACTGGGCATTAGTGTATTTACCCTTGGGGTTAAATACCTCTTCTACTTCTTCTTCGATTTCCTCTATGTCATCGGTTTCAAGTTCATCTTCTAATTCAATATCATTCATTATCCAAGCTCTTGTTCACTAAAATATTTTGCAGCGATTTGTTCGACCGCATTTTCAACATACTGGCCGACACTAACCGTAGTAATCCCCATCCTCTTAGCAACGTCTTTTTGCTTTTGATCCCTAATGACGTTCCAATAAACGGCTTCCCGTTTACGGGGGGCTAACTCTCTTAAAGAATCTTGAAGATCCCAAAATGATATTGATATAGTAATCTTTTTCTGTGTACCATTCTCGTTTTGTACGTAATAACTGTGGTCAATTACATGATCATTCATGTTGTTTTTAACAAATTCCTGATACTCTGTATAATGACGAAGCACCTCTCGAAGAATTCGATGTGCTGGGATTTGTGTTTTTTGTGACTTATTTTTTGACTCCATTAAGAATATCTTAACATATATTGGTAAATATACAAGTGCTTGTCATAAATTGTTCTCTTGAATAAAGTACAAACCTATTGCAATTGCGTCTGACTCCTCAAAAACCTTGATCCAATCTACCTTTCGATGGGCTAATTCCGGCAATCGATCTATGACTCCATTACGAACCTGAGGCTTAGTAATACCAGCAGATTTGCCTTTGATGGCAATCTTAGATTGAACAGAGCGAGCACTAACCTGATTAACCCCCCGACAGAGCAACACGGAGATTGCGTGAACAGTACTAATTTGCACATTAGCTAGATACAACTGGCTCATGTTATTTGCCCCCGTGGAGGGGACCGTTTCGGAGACGACAATATCTGGCTCGTAATCGGTTATCAGACTGGCAGCTAAGCCAACCCAGTGATGAACTAATCGGAGTCGATAATCCTGGAAGGCGACTTTGCCTCGGGGAAACCTCTCTATACCCGATGTGATGTATGTGGGGCCAGATCGTAAGACGGCCCATCCTGCTCTCTCGGCTCCCGGATCGAAAGCTAAAACGGTTAGGTCAAAAGGGGACCCTTGGTTATTATCGGAAATAGCAAATCATCCGCCTCGGTTGGGGGTTTTCCAATCTCCAGGCACTTGGAGACAAACTTCCATTTCTCAAAAATAGTGTCCATAAGGTCTTGGTTCCGGTTGAACATATATTCCTTAAGATCATGGGGACTATCCTTGTTAACGGCAAGAATTATGGCACTGTCAAGGTCAAACAACTCCATATAGATGTTAATTTGACATTCATACTTCTCCGCCGTGCTGTAGCTGTCCCCGTAGGTATCTGTTGGTAGAGAGCTTAGTTTGAAAGCACGACTGCCCATGGTTTTGATATCGACAAGGCCAGTCCAGTCTGGTGCTACACATGGGGCAATATCCCCAGACCCACTTACATAATGAAATGGTTTGCGTCGAGGAAGACCGTTTAATCCGTTATAAGGTTGCACTGGTGACCAATCGTAAACCGAATGACGTTCGATATCTTCCTGTTTGCACCAATGAAGTTCTTGGCAGATGATGTGCTGAAGGATCTGGTGCCAGAAGTGGCCCACGAGAAACGCCTTACGAGTGGATGCGGATAATTTGTTGACTTCCGGAAGCGGCATGTAAAACTCTTCTGTAATCACAGCATCAATCATCTTTAGCTGTGCCTCATCATAAAGCTCCAAAGGAGAGGGTGTACAGTGACTGGAGGGATGCCACCCTAGATCCGACTTCTTTGGTTCATAGGAGAACAAAAGTGGTCGATCAAATGTTTCCCACACTTTGTCGATGTAAGGAACCAGCTTGTCCTTATTGGCAAGCTTTTTGATGATCTTGGATGAATCAAACTTAAGCGGCATTAAATTCTTTCTCTCGTAGTGCGTCATCGGCGGCTAATCTAACTGTGAGGTCTATAGTACCGGTCTGATCGGACAGAATGCTATCCGGGTCAAAGAAACGGAAGGCTAGCACAGGATCTCGTCCTTCTGCCCAAGCTTCTTCTGCGATTTTCTCAAATTGCTTCAGCCACGCGGGTCTTTTGGGTGTTGATGGTGTTCCTGTCACTTTTGCCTCGATTAAAATTCGTTTACAACGGATATCTCCTGCATCATTGCTGGCTCCTCCCGATGAGGGAGAACGTTTGCCGTCGAAGAGCTTGGCCAGATGAGCTTCTTGCATGACGGATCGATATTTGCTAGTCCCTCGTTGTGCCATACTTCAAACAGTTTATCAAAATTGTATGATTTCACAGAATACAAAAATTCGTCTTCCTTAACAATCCAATCGCCGAGAAGGACACGTATATTGTCTGCGCCAGGGATTTTGATATCAATGGTACAATCATCGTATTCAAATTCTAGATCGCCTAGAAAATTGCAAAATTCGTCCAATGTTAGATTTTTGGTTAATTGAATTGCCTTGGCGCAATATGATCTTTTACAATACCAATTAGGCATCTTCTTCCTCCGTCGTTTCTGTAGTTTCTGCCACCTTGCTGGCGTTGTCTTCTGCTGCCTGAAGTTCTCGGGTAATCATCTTATCCATAACCTCCTGTCGGATCGTCTCGTAAGCCTTAGGATTTTCCTTCAAGAAATCCTTGATAGCAGGCTTCCCCTGGATCTTCCCTCCGGGGAATGACGGATGGTTGTACCAGCCACTTCCTGTGATGACACCGGTTAGTTTACCTACGTTGATAATGTCGCCAGCAACATCAACTCCGAGTCCATGTTCCAAAGTCTCGATATGAAAGAAGTCAAATCCGGCCTTCTTGTTAGCAGCTTGAGCTAGTTTGTTCTTGAGAAAGACACAGCTTAGCTCACGTCCTACAAGAAGGTTCTCCCCATCGACCTTAGCCAAATAGCGATTCTTTCCGGGCTTTAGCTGAATACGGATCATTGCATGGTGTTTTAGGGCCTCTCCACCAGGAGAGTCATAGAGAATGTTGCCCTTGAAGGCTCCCGATTGGCGCTGTTGGTTAATGATAGCTAAACCGATCTTGTTCTTGTATAGGCGGGGCATCACGGCGTTCAGGCCGCTCGTAATCGTCCCAGAGGCCCCATAAGCCTTCTTTCCTCCACCCTCGGCTTCTGACTTGGTGCCCATGGCTCCCACAGAGTCAATGCCGATGTAATCCACCAAGCCGTCGTACACCAAATCGTAAAGCATTTCAAATGCTTCCTCGGCGTTATCTGGGCGATTGATCAAAAGCAAGTTCGGATCTAATCCGTGAAGCTTCTGTGCCCACTCACCATCAAAAGTAGGCTCCATAGCAATGAGGGCCGGAAGTTTTCCTTGTCGCTGAACATTAGCCAAGATCCCATAAAGGAGGGCTGATGTTTTACCGAGTCCGTTGCTGCCGAATATCTCTACCATGTGGCCATATGGAAAGCCACCGATTCCCAACATGTAGTCAAGCATTAGCGAAGGGGTTGGAACAACCTTCTGTATGTATTTGTCACTCCCCAGTGATGCCGCATTTATTCCGTATTTATCGACCGTCTTTGCTACGGCCTTTTTAAGTTTTGTAGCTGCGTCTGCCATTATTTCAATAACCATCCCTCTTCGAAGGAGTAACCCTCTTGATCGCGTTTTTCGGTAGGACCAGTATGTCTGATCCTGAAAATACCAACATTTTGATATCTAAACATTGATTTCTTCTGTGCCCATTTATGGGAGAATACTGCAAAAGTTAGCTCATCATTTCCGAGCGCTATAGTCACGATAGCCATAGCTGCACCTGTCTTTTTTACCGTAGTTTGTCTTACTTCTGTTACTATACCACATAATTTATACTCATAATTGATTTGGGCATATCCGTTTTCTGCTTCATCCATCTTCTGCTTCTCTGCGAATGGAATAAGAGCATCAGAGTAATCATCACACGGGGATATGACATCTTCGTGCTTTTCTAGGATGTCGTCTATGTTGTCGGTGAGCACGACTCCCAGCAATTCAGACTGGAAGGACTGAACATCCTTTAGGGGCAAATCTCGCTCTCCGAGGCCATCCCAGGCTCCCGCATCTAGAATCGCCTGAATCGTATTCTGTCTGACCTGTTGTTTGGGGGATTTCTCGCTTAGAACGATTCCCTTCTCGGCTTCCTGCTTCTTCTTGACTAGGAACTCCTTATTGCTCTCTTCGAGTTGCTTCATGAAGGATTCGGGAGTAGAGATGTCATATCCACCCTCTCGTAGTTTACAAATTACGTTTCCGCTGTTTGCCACCCCTTTGATATCGGAGAAGCCTAAGAAGATATCTCCATCAATAACCGATGCTTCACTTTCGGAGAAACGAATGTCTGGAGGGAAAGTGTGGATGTTGAAATAGCTTCGTCCCTCGGTCACGTACTTAGGAAGCATCTTCTCTCGCTTCTTTCCCTCGACGGTCTGGATACAGGCCGCATACCACTCGGCGGGTCCGTAGTACTTGGCGAAGGCTGTACGAAAGCAGATGATCCCATAGGCAACAGCATGAGGCTTGTTGAAGCTGTATGCGGCAAATCGTTCTAGGGTCTTCCAGATAGAGTCGGCTACCTTTTTAGGAATCCCTGCGGCGATGGCCATATCGGGATAAGCTCGACCTTCCCATTCACCGGTTCCCTCGTAGAGTGCAGCAAGGGCTTCTGGCTTCTTCTTACCGAGAATGCTTCGAACGGCATCTGACTCACTCAGAGTATACCCAATCGCGTTGTAGAAAGCGATAACCTGTTCCTGGTAGACAAACAACCCATAAGTGGGCTTCAGGATGCTCTCAAGGATCGGGTGGGGGTAGGTAATTTCCTCCAATCCGTTACGGCGGGCGATATAACTCTCAGGGATCTTCTCTCCAATTGGGCCAGGACGGTTGAGGGCAACGATAACGGCCAAATCCTCGACTGAGCGGGGCTTCATTCGCTTACAGAGATCCTTAGGATAACCTTGCTCGATCTGGAAGATACCGGCAACGGCACCATCGGCTAAAAGGTCCCACAATCCATCAGGATGGTCTTCCTTGTCAAGTCCCGACCAGTTGATCTCGACTCCCTGCTTGACCATCTGCCGTTTCCAAATATCAAGGGTGTCAAGGGTCGCAAGCCCCAGAACATCAAGCTTCACAAGTCCTAGCTTGTCGATATCAGCCATCGGAAACATGGTGGCCGGAATTCCCTCCTCTTTACCGCCTCGGTTATAGGCGGGAGCATAGGCGTCTAGATCGATGTCAGATATCACGATTCCAGAAGCATGAACCCCATAGTTTTCAATTCGGGAACAACACTGTTCACACATCTTGATGAATTCTTCACGAATCCCTCTTTTAGAGGGATCAGCCCTAGTCCACTGATCAATTGCCTCCCCGACCTCCTCTTTGACATATACGACTTTGCCAGGCTCCAAATCTGGGTCCCAGCCAATCTGATCCGGCCCATAGATCTCAAGGTCCTTTGTTCCGTCGATGATCTTCTTAATCTCTGCGGCCTCAGAATACGAAATCCCGCACCCCTTATGAAGTCGATCAACAACGGCTTTTGGCTTCATCCGGGAAACGTTACCGATTGAGCAAACTCGTTTCTCTCCCCATCGCTCGATCAAGTACTCTCGAATCTTGGGCCGACCGGATCGAGAAAAGTCCGAATCAATGTCCGGAAATCCGGACGCACGACCAGAGTTCCAGAAGCGCTCGAAAATCAGTCCATAATGGATTGGGTCAACGTCAGTTATTCCGAGAGCATAGGCTACAATTGATCCGGAGCTTGATCCTCGTCCGGGGCCAATTTCAATGTTATCGGAATGGGCATATTGAATCTCATCCCACCCCATTAAGAAATAATGGTGAATCTTATCTCTTATCAAGGTTTCTACCTCATAAATTGTTCTATCCCAAACCTCCAGCGATGGATCATCGCCATAACGATTGTGAATACCCCTTTCCACGAGATTAACGAAAAGTTCCTCTGCGGTTTGAGAAGGATCTATTTTCAAATTCCTTACAAAGGGACTTTCAGATGGAACAAAAATAGGGAGGTGCCGACTGACCGCTGGCAGATGGGCATCGATTCGTTCACCTATAGAGTTGCTGTTTGCGATAGCCTCATCTACTACATTCTGGGGAAGGTATTCAAGGGATGCTCGAACCTCTTCCTCATTCATGATTGCTAAAGCTCCTTCAGGGTGCCACATCTTTCGTTCATCGATGGGAGTAAAGATCGTCTGTCCGGTTTGGAGGGCCAGATAGAGATCATGATAGGGATATTGACTCTTGAAAGCATAATGGGCATCGTTTGCATACACCAGAGGTAATCCACGTTCCTGAGCAATTGCGATCAGAGCCTCGTTGACAATAGCCATGTTATAAGGTTCGTCGCTATCCTTATCTGTGAAAACCTGATCAATCGGATAGGTGTGAATCTCGATAAAGAAGTTGTCACCAAAGATGTCCAGATAGTGGTTCAGGTGCTCATAATCGCCCTGAATGGCCCCTCTAGGAACCAACCCTAGAGGACACGCGGAGGTTACGATAAGACCGTCCCGGTACTTCTCTAGGTCGTCCCAATTGGATCGCCCTACCTGATGAAAGTGATCCCTAGCAGAAGTAGCATTTACCAAACGCCAGAGGTTCTTGAGTCCCTCATCTGTCTCGGCTAGGACGATCAAATGAGCTTGGTCACGCCCCTTACCAACGTCATTTCCAGGAATGAGTCCGTGATACAGTTCGACCCCAAAGATCGGCTTGATTCCCCGGCTCGTTAGCTCCTTGGCAAAGTCGAGGTGACCGGAGACTACTCCGTGATCTGTCAGTCCACAACATGTAGCTCCAATCTCAACGCAACGTTCAGCAATCTCTCTAGGGGTTGCAAAACCATCAAGAGAACTTGCCTCAGAATGGTTATGTATTGGTACTAGAGACATTTCTTCTTGCTTTACCCGCTAACTTGTCGCAAAAGTGGTTATATTTGCTATCTTTGTGACCCTTTACCCAGACGAACTCGACGTATTTATGATTATCAATAGCCTCATCTAGATCATACCATAAATCTTGGTTCTTCTTACGATTTCTGGTTCGATCCATAGCACCCTTACCAACATACTCACTATCTGAATACACTAGAATCTCACACGGACCAATGGAGGTATATAACCAATCCAGTCCCTTGATCCATGCGGTTAACTCCATTCGATTGTTGGTAGTCCCCGATGCTGCACCAAAGTCAAATTCCTCTGTGTCGAAAGCATCCAGAGCTACCCAGGCCCATCCACCGGAGCCGTCCTTATAGTAGGCCGACCCATCGGTAAATAGTGCCAGCCCGTTACTCTTCTGAAGATGCACCCTTAGCGTTCCTCTTAGCATCTGCCTTAGCTCGAATCTCTTCAAGCTTGACTTTTGCTGGGGACTCCTGGGTTACTTCCTTTGGTTCCTCACGTCGAGAACGAATCTGTGAGGGTCGAGTGGACCGGGTAGACTTGTCCTTCTTCTTTCCCTTGGTACCGAACTTGTCAAGCGATTCGGTCACTCCATCATAGAGGCGCTCATAACGCTCCTGATCGCCTAGCTCTTCTAGATACTTTTCTAGGAGAACGCTACCGATTAGGAGAGCAGTTTCCTCTGGAGTATGATTTTCAGCCTCCTTATAAAAGGCTTCAAGCTCATCTTCTTTGAGATAGGATATGCTATCGATGTAACCTAATAGATTCGATAGATCAACTTCTTGATCCGGGAATCCATCGATGTTATATGAGGTAGTGCTTCCCTTGCCGATTCGCTTAATGCGAACGGCTCCCTTTTCAATTGGGTAGTCAGTAGTGTCATAGGACGAAATGTGATTGAAGAAGTTACTTGCAGACTGAACGATGACACCCACAACGGGAGCAGTCACCTCTTCGATCTCGTCAGTAGCCTCGCCATCCTCATCTCGAACCTTTCGGTCGAATTCTCGGGTTGCCACTTCGAAACCACGAGGACGCTTACGACCTTCGACCAATTCAAAAACCGGTTCCAGTTCAACTGCGATAGCAACGGCCATTTCACGAACCGTGGCATCCCAGTCTTCAACGAACTTGTCTTTTCCCCCTCCTAGTGCAGAAGAGGTACGTGAAATAACGTTCGCATTGTGGTTACCTTCAGGAATGAAGGTAATCAGATCTGCTGTAGGAATGTCCACAAGGGCATTCAGGAATAGTAGATACTTTTCCTCTTTATCCTCTTTCCAGAAGATATTTGGCAAGAACGGAGTAAAAGAACCTCCGGACGAGTTTCGCTTCTCTACGGCCTCTTCAATTGCTTCTCTACCACGTCTAAACTCTAATGGTGACATTATATGTTCCTTATTTGGTTGGTTGAATTATAAAGGCAAAGATTACCTTGCTTATTTAAGTGTATCAGATGGATTTTACGAGTCAAGAATTTCTTGACGATCTTTTTCAGACACTTCGGCCAACGAAATTTTTCCAACCTTCTGAATGGCTTCGTTAATGCGAGAAACTTCTTGATCGCTCAAGATTTCGTAGCTTTCAACCTTCTGAATTTTCGTGAATCCCATCATGTATTAAGGTCCAGTTCGAACTCAATATACGGCAGGGCGCGATCTACATGTGTTATAAGATTTTCATAGGGATTGTCCGTCTTTGCAAAATCTCCCAAATCGGCACCCTGACCAAGAGGTACGGGAGGGACATACCAAACGGGAATGTAGCGCTGAAGATAAGTGGCAATCTTTCCTTGCCATTTTCTTCCGGCCCCTCCAACTTCGTCGTTGTCGGGACAGAGAATGACACCTTGCTGAAGGCGTCGTAATAGCCTCAATTGACTTTCCGAAACGTCTGACCCAAAAGTGGACACCCCAACTAATTGACATGTCTCCAGAAAGAGCACAGAGGCATTTGACTCGGCCACAAAGACCGGTCCTCCGCTCTTCAAAGCATTTTCGTAATTGTAGATCGTTTCGTTTTTTGGAAAGTCCGTTGTGTTGGTCCACTTGCCGAGCCATTTTGGTGTATCCGGCCAATCGATCCATCGATGTTGCCAGCCGACGAGATTGCCGTTCCAGAAATGAGGAAAAACTGCAACTGGACCAACGTAGTCATCGTCTAGTTTTACTTTCTCATTTCCGACCGTCTTATAAGGGGAATTCTTCTGATACATCATGTTCGTTCCGAGCCGGTGAGCCTCGATAACCTCATCTGAGATTCCTCGCTCGTAGAAATAGTCCCGAGGGCCATTGAAGCGTTCTAGAACACGCTCATTGAAGTAAGGCATTGTCGATGTTCGTACTTCGACATCCTTGAGCATGTCGAGAAGATAGCTGGTCCACTCGGCATCATCTTTCTGATCACCGTGAGCAAACTGGTATAGCCAGTAGGTGGCATCATCAACATCCATATCGTTTAGATGCATAGCTAGGTCGAGAAGGCTTCCCCCGCCGCATAGCCAACAATTCCAGACCTTCTTGTCTCGATGAATGCCGAGCTTGCCAGTTGTGTCACCATTCTTATGAAGTCCCCAAAAGTCAAAACAATAGCCCATATCGTTTCCCTTAGTCTGGTAAAGAACTTCAAATCCTATAGCCGCTTCTAGGGCCTCCACATCGATGTTGTCACAAAACTCGCTATATCTTAATTTAGCCATTAGAGATCTTCCATCCCTGGTCGCCAATCGATTATATCCTCTTCGTCAAGCTCTTCGTGATCCTTCCTTAAAACTAGACAAGCCGGATAGTGATATCCGGTTTTTAATCCGCGTTCACTCTTGACTACTGCTATGGGACCCATCATAGGCCCACCACAAGGACAAGGAGCTACTGCTTCAGTATCAGATAGCCACAGGGGTACATTTAAATTGGTTTCGTCATTCTGACTCATCTTGTTTTCTTCCTAATATTTTGAAGCTGCAACCTTGGCTTAGTTCGACCTGCATGTCCCAGGAAGCATACATGTAGTTCCGAGAGATCAGGGTTCCCAACTCAAGTCTGTTTAGCCGACGATGTTCCTTGCTCGCCCACAATCCTAAAGCGAGTGTAGCAGCTTCCTCGATGGATGAGGACCCTTTGGCAAAACGAATGTCGGGCATCTCGTCGGTATACATAGATTGCCGGTTAAACTGGTGGGCAATCATAATCGGGATTTGGTCAGAGAGATCGCGGGCACGATTGATGACCCCAAAGTAATCTCCCGTGTTATTTAATTCGCCTAGAGACTTTCCATCTACTTCGACATACTGAAGCTGGTCGATAAGGACCATGTTTGCTCCAGCATTTCCAGCATTATCCACTATCTGATCAATAGAGCGTTGTCCCAAAGGTGGCTTGATGATCTTGTAGTAGCCGGTTTCCTCAATATGCTTTGAGGCATCTTTGATCGCAGCTTTCTGTTCCGGAGAAAATGCATTCTTCAGGTACCTCCAGAAGGGGACATTAGCTAGTAAACAACGCAGACGCATATCCGTCTCATGTGCCGGAAGCTCCAGTGAGTAGAGAAAACCTAAATCGCCTCCAAGAACGTTCGAAACTAGGTTATTGATTAGAAACCACGACTTATAGGCTTTGGGAGGGGCGATCACAAAGGTTAATCCTCGCTGCCCATAGAAGTACTCATTAAGTTCATCGTATCCTAAGCTGGCTCCCGGACCCTCGTTCACCTTCTTGTCATAAAGGTAAATCGCTCTATCATAATCCGACTGGTCAAAAGCCTCTCCCCTTCTAGAGGAGATAGCCTGTAACTCGCGGCCCCTCTTGAGAAGAAATCCTGGAACGGCTGAGGGATCTTCATTCTGAAGTGCGATGGCTGATTTTAGTGCCTCTCGCCCTTTGTTCTTCAGATATCGAACCCTCAACCGTCCGATCAGGTCATTTATCGCTGTTTCCGGCTCAACAAGGTCGATTTCAAATTCATCGGCCAATACTGATGCCGTAGCGATCTTTCCTTCTTCGAGGAAGTGTTGTTTTTGGTATTCATAGACGGCCCGGATGAATTCATCTTCAATAAGGTCATAACTAACGTCTTCTGTTTGGATGATAAACCAAGATTCTGGAATCACCAAATGTGCCATAAACTCTTCGTCTAGATCAAGTACATAGATCTCGTTACTCATGATATCGGCCTTATCTCGTTGTTCTCCGCCAGTTCAAGGTTAAGCGTTCCAATTCCCTCTTTACGAACATCCTCGCCGTTTATCTTGATTCTCTTCTCTCTCGCACTAAGGAGAGAGTAAGTTCGAGGATAATGGTCTTCTAACTCATCTGGAGTTAGGTTAGTGGTCAGGATGGTGATCCGGCCATAGTTAGTTCGGTCACGGATCAATTCCTCAAATTGGTCGCCAAAGTGAGCTTGTTGAGCCAGGCTAATTGACGGGACTACTTCATCAAGAATCAAGATCGTGTCGTTATGAAGTCGATCTTCCTCCTTCTTGCGAACCTCATAAGGTTTTGTATATAGATCCATGATGCTTCTAAAGCCAATGAAGTAGACCCGTTCCTTTCGCTGGATTAGCTCTCGGCCAATGTAAGTGGCCAAAAAAGTCTTTCCGGTTCCTTGTCGAGGTGAATAGAATTCAAGACCGATTCCCTGGTTCTTCATCCCTTGCCAGCAGTCCAAGTACCTTTGAGTTTCTTCCCAAGCCTTAAGGTCGCCATAGTAATCCTTCTCGTTGTAGCGCCAGTATGCGTCCGGTATATGTGAGTACAGATAATGCCGCATTAGGGTGATCTGAAATTCACAGTTACATGGGTACTCTTGACCAAATAGCCGGAATGTACTTGGAGGGAACTCGAACTTTCCCGGAGCAACTTCTTCTGAATGAACCCCGCAGGTTGGACAAACTTTGTTCGAGTATTTTGAGTTAGCAATTATTAAATCAACTTCATCATATTGTTGATTGCTTACTCTCAAGAATTGCGGCACTCTCTCTGATGTTGTTGATGATGTTGATTGCAAGGTCTGTATTTTCCTTTTGGGTTCCATCTAGTACTGTAGCATACTTGAAATATCCATCAATGACTTCTGGTAACTTCTTGTCGATGACGGTATCCCAGGAGTCGCCCTTCTCGGACAGCTTCTTATCGGTGTAGGGAAGTCGAAAGATATGATAGTAGTCACTGATCAGAAAATCAATCGTGCTCATGAACTCCATGCAGGTCTTACCAATGACATGGGCTAGAACGTCCTCTGGCGTCTTTACCCAAGTACGGTTGTTACAAAGGAGGCAATAGGTTGTTGTCTCATAGATCGACCCACAAGTAAGGATTACATCGTATCCATCTTTGACAGCCTCCTGTTCAAGTGTCCAGCGGTAGAAAAGAAGCTGGAAGTTAAGCTGATAGGTGGCGAAGTGCCCATATGCTAGGTCGGTTGTTTTGGTTAGCCCATCAACGTAGTTATCGATGATCTTGACCGTCAGGCCATCTTTACGTAACCGACGAGCAACCGATTTGGCTACTGCCGTCTTTCCTGATTCTGGTGCTCCTACAATTGCAAACTTCATTTTGAATTTTCCCTTTCGACAAGCTCTAATAGAGTGATGGCCGCATTAACAATATTGAATCGAGTATTAGTGATACGGGATGCTTTACGAGCGATTATGGCGATATCCCGTATATCTTGAAGGTCAAGTTTCCGGTCATTTCCTTCTCTGGGTATACTAACGAACCCCGAACGTTCCCAACCTCTGAGGGTGACGGGTGACTTACCAAGGAACCTCCCGAGATCAGATATGGTGAAATAGAACCGCCAATGGGTAGGGTCAGTAGTTGTACGCATCTAAGCATTAGCCTCGGCAAGCTCTTCTTCTGTGGCCACTCGTGGAGTCTCAAGACGTAAGCTAATGGGGGAGGGAACGAGATATCTCTCTAGATCCTTTAGGTCAGCAGGATCAATATCCTCGGGTGACTTGAGTACACGGGGAGCAGGATAAGGACCGCTAGTAAGATAATCCTCGATATCATCTACATCCATACCGGCTTCATAAAGAAGGTTACTTAACCAATGATAATTCTCAATGTAGGTTATTTTCTTCCAAAGATCAGGATCTTCTTTCTGAATTAGTTCGTCATTTAGTTGGGGTTGAGGCTGGATTGTGTTACGTTGATAGACCTGACCATCATCTGGATTGATGAAAACAAACTTCTTAAAGGCCGGATCTTCTTCTAGTTGAATTGCTCCAACTCCTGTTACAGACTCAACATCAACTACACGATAGCCGGGGTGGTATCTGATGGCATAGGCCAAGGGATCCACCCCTTCAGGAACCTGGATGACCACTTTTGCCAGATTCGTATTTTCCAGCTTCTTCGTTGCCAACGCAAAAAATTCATTTCTCCTCTTCTCTAGTTTTGTTGTTTCTTCCTTTTTAGCCTTATGAGCCTTACCCAACGCTGTACAAACTTCGTTTAGTTTTGCCATTCGGTGCTCCAAATTGTTTTATTGCCACACTTTGGACATATCATATCAGACACTTGTTGTTTTGTCTGCACGGGATCTCCATCCCATCTACATAGTAATTCTTTGGCCTCCTGAAGGTGTCTACAGGTTCCTCGATACAGATAACCATCACATTCGCAGATGTAGTCTTCAACGGGGTCATTAGGTAAAGGAATAAGTACCGTGTATTTAGATCCCGGATTTGACTGAGAATCAACCTGAACTCCATGCCAGAGATCCCAAGAGGAACATTTTTGTTTTGAAATCAATCCCATTTTGTCATCTTAGCATACTACATGGTTACTCGCGTGAAAGCGTAATATGTATACATATTAAGCCCTAATATTTATGTATTGTTTTGTTATTTTATTCATTTTTTTTGTTTTATATTTAGGTTTTAATACCTATACTAAAATAATCATACGCGCGCACGCGCGAATATCACATAAATTTTAGTTTGTCAAGTGAAAGATTTTGGTGAACCGTTTGCTATGATGGTTGAGAGGGTGTAACAACCTAGCTTCCCTCCTTTTAGTGGAGGGAACACTAGACTGTAATATCCACGAGCCTAAAGAATTTACGACAAGGAAGATAAATGGAAGCAGCAACATCACTGATTTTTGACCCACACGAATTGATAGATCCAAATGACAAGATGGGGGATTGGGCAATAAAGCAATACACCGATAAGTACGCTTGGAAAGACGAAAATCAAAACCCTACAGAGACTTGGCCAGATACGGCATACCGAGTAGTCAGATTTGTTTTAGGAGCACTTGAATACACAGATCGAGATCCCGAATTTCAAAGATTAGTCGCCCTAGTTGCGCAGCGTAAATTCATTCCAGGCGGTCGTTACCTTCGTTCAGCAGGACACGAGCTTCACTTTATCAACAACTGTTTTCTATATCGTTGTGTAGATAGTCGGGAGGGTTGGGCTGATCTAGTTCGCAAGTGTATTATGTCGTTGTCTAGCGGTGGAGGAGTTGGGGTTGTCTATTCAGACATCCGGGAAAGCGGAAAGCTAATCAAAAAGACCGGAGGAGTTGCTACGGGACCATTATCGCCCGCGTGCATGGTAAACGAGGTTGCACGTCACGTTATGCAAGGAGGTCAACGTCGCTCTGCAATCTGGGGAGGTCTTCATTGGGATCATCCCGATATCTTCAAGTGGATTGTGGCTAAGGATTGGTCAGAGGAAGTCAAGGCGGCAAAGGAGAAGGATTTCAGCGCTCCAGCCGCCCTAGACATGACCAACATCTCTGTTATTTTGGATAGCGAATTCTTTTTTGCGTTCCAGAACGAAGGTCATCCTAAGCACGATTGGGCACAGCAGGTCTATTGGCAGTCAACTGAGCATATGCTTCGCCATGGAGAACCAGGATTCTCAATTGACATTGGTGATAACGCCAATGAGAACCTACGTAATCCGTGCTGCGAGATCACGAGCGAAGACGACTCCGATGTATGCTGCTTAGGTTCGATTAACCTGTCTCGGATTGAATCGAAGGAAGAGCTTGCCGAAGTAGTTCGCTTGGGAACGCTTTTTCTTGTTGCGGGAACAGTCTACTCAGATCTTCCCCACGAGGAGATTCGCCTAACCAGAGAGAAGAACCGTCGTCTTGGATTGGGTTTGATGGGTGTGCATGAGTGGCTACTCCGTCGAGGCTATCGTTACGAGATCAATGACGAGTTTCGAGAGTGGCTTGATATCTACGCCACCTCAACAGAGGCATCTTGGGAATGGGCAGATAAGCACAACCTAAGTCGCCCAATCAAGACTCGGGCTATTGCTCCGAATGGAACAATCGGCATTATTGGTGAAACGACAACCTCTGCCGAGCCGATCTTTTGTACGGCGATGAAGCGTCGATTCCTCGATACCGATGGCGAATGGAAGTTCCAGTATGTTATTGATCCAACGGCTCACCGATTGGTCGAAGAGGAAGGAATCGATCCCGAGAAGATCGAGGACGCATATATGTTGTCCTACGACTATGAGCGCCGCATGAAGTTCCAAGCCGATCTTCAGGATTACGTTGACCATGGGATTTCCTCTACGATCAACCTCCCCGAATCGGTTATCGATGAACAGGACGTTCGGCTATTTGGCGAAACTCTGATGAAGTACCTTCCAAGACTCCGAGGGGTAACCGTCTACCCCGATGGAGCACGCTCCGGGCAGCCATTGACAGCCGTTCCTTATGAAGAGGCTATAGGTCGAACTGGGGTGACCTTCGAGGAATCAGAAGATGCTTTTTGTCGTTCTGGAACGTGCGGGGTCTAATGAAGATTTTCCATTATTGTCCTAGCTGCTGCCGCTGGTTCGACTCTCCTACGGTGTGCGGTGATGGTACCAAATCCCATCCGGTTCAGTTTGGTGGTAATGTCTAGAGTGTGATATACTCCAAGGATGATCTCATCTAGAGATAGTTATCACTACAACAGTCGCAAGTCCCCGCCAATAAGTGGGCATCACGTTGTAAACGAGAAACCAACTTGCCAAGCCAACACAAAGCTTGAGGGATACAACCCCTGTGGCAAGGATATGGTGCTCAAGAAGGGATATTCTTACATCTGTCCCATTCATGGGGAGATGCACTGATGAGCGAGATCCCAAAGGAAGCAACAAGGACGATTCGTGAAACGCTTGAGGACTGGTTCGACGGCGAGGGCTTGAGCGTCGAGGAAGTCTCAGCCGAGGCCCTTGATCGTCTGGCCCGGTGGCTGTTCGGCGCACCTGAGCTTGCCGAGTGTCGGGTTGAACGGGACCGACT